CCCAAAAAAAGCCCCGGGGGAACTTTTCCGTCAATGTTTTGAGCCCGTTACTATCCCGGGGAGGTTTTGTGAACAAGGTTGTTGTCTATAAGGCGAGAACGAACACGCTTACTGTCAATCTAGGGCTAGATGTTTCTGGCGACGCGTTCACCAGTCAGATTCGGGCCGACTCGGATCACAACTCAGAGCTTATCATGACTTGGAACATCGCGTTTGATACAGACGGCACCGATGGTAAGTTGATTCTTACTGTTGATGATGTGGTCACTGAACAGATCGATGTTGCTAGTGGGTACATGGATCTTAAAAGGGTTACTGGTGGCCAGCCAGTTCCTGTGTTCGAACGTTCCATCGAGGTTGAATTCCGAGGGGTGGTGACGGTCTGATGGGCGAGATTAATGTTCTTTCCAGAACACAGGTTATTAATGTTGACCCAGCATCAGGCAACGTTTCTGTAACGAACGCTGGCCCGCAGGGTCCTGCTGGACCATCCGGTGGACCTCCTGGGCCGACTGGTCCCGCTGGTGCTACCGGAGCTACAGGTGCAACCGGCCCGATGGGCCCTCCGGGGCCTACTGGTCCTACGGGCGCTGGAACAGATGATCCCAACGCGGTCAAGCTAACCGGAAACCAGAACGTTAATGGGTCAAAGAGCTTTTTTGACGACGCCTTTTTCAAGGTAGATGTGGAAGACGGAGTAGCCAACGGCGGGGTTATCCGAGAGCTGCAATCTATTCAGATTCCTTGGACGTACGATCAAGACACAGACCCCACCGATCCTGCGATTGGGACAGCGATTAACGTTCAAGCTGATGTGAACATCACGGCTGGAAGCGGTCTTGATGGCCCAAACTTCGCGACAGGTTTGTTCGGACCAAGAGGAACGTTTGGTTTTGAAGGTCTTGTTCGATACGGCGTGGATCAAAACATCATCTCCATCGTTCCTATCGGTTATGCGGATACTCTGGGTATTGCTAACAACGATGGTTTTAACCGAATTATTAACCCAGCGTGGACCTTCATGTCCGCTAGGCAATACATTGCTCAAGACGGAGTGATGACGCTGATCGGGAATGATACAAACACCGGCGGTGCCGGCTTTGTCTGTACTCCCTTGTGGGCAACCACAGATGATGGCACCATCGATGGTGTAGCAAACGATGTTTACGACACTGGCTTCCTCATGGGTGGTATGTACGCTGGGCAGGTGAACATGCATGGCCGAATCGGTCTTGATGTTCAGCCCATGTTGAGGATGAACGACATCACATTCGAGGGTGTTATTGAGCCGAACGAACCGTATCCTCCGTGGGTTGGACAGCCCATGGGAACTCTTGATGACGACGTGGCCACTGTACAAGAAGAGATTGGTGTACGCGTCCAGCAGTTCGTTCATGGCGTTAAGAAACTTGGAATGCTGTCTGCGCACCCAATTGTGTTGACCTACGAAGACATGAGCTATGACCCGGTTGCTGGCGGCCCTCTTTATATTCTTGAAATCCCAGATCGTGATGTGACGTTTACCACCGCTCCAGCTGCCAGCGCCATGTGGGACACCATTCATGATGAAGGAACCTACATTCTAGGCATCGATCCGAACGCCTTTGGCCCCGGTTCGTTCATTTCCTGGGGCGCTAAGATCAAGAACAACGGCGTTGCCAGAGCTATGGGAGCGTTTGTCGGTGTTACGGGTTTGCGATTGAACCCTCATTACCAAGGCGATGGGGCAGCTCTAACTAATACAGGTTTGTCACACGTTGGTGTAAACGATAGTCCTGTGTTCGAAGTTCTTAATAGCGGAACTCTTACTTTTGCTCAGATTCATAGTTATGTTTCTGGGGCAACAATTAATGCTGGCGCAACAATCACTACCCGTTATGGCGTTAAGATTCAAGACCCAGGTGGTTCTGGAACTCTTACCACGAATATCGGGATCGACATCGACATCCTTGCCAAGGGAACAAACCTTATTGGTATTCGTAACGCGTCTACTGAGGTTGCTACTCCTTCTCTTCAGACTTTGAGTGCTGCCGGTAACACCATCACCGCGAATGCCAAGGTTAAGCGACTGAATAACACCTCTGGTGGTTCTCTTACTCTCACCAGTACCCCGACAATCGCCGATGGACAAGACGGTCAAATCCTGTTCTTGATTAATACATCGGCCAACAACGTTGTTCTTCAACACGGGTCAACGTTTAATCTGCGTCTAGATGCCGGCGCTAACAAGACTCTCGCACAGAGAGCTTCAATCATGCTCATGTATTCGTCAACTCTTGGCGATTGGATTCAAATTGGACAGGTGGTTTCCCCGACATGACGCTAGCACAAGCTTTTGAAATTGTAGCGCAGATGGTAGCTAATGCTCCTGCAACTTTGTCAGATCATCAGATTGCCCAGCAGGCGCTACGTACATTAAAGGCGTCTATTGATACTGCGAATAGCGATACTCCTGAAGGAGGGTAAATGATTACCATTGAAGGTGCCGAGAATCTGGTTGACGATCGAATTGCCTACGCAAACGCAAACGGTCTAAGCCACAGGGTCGGCGCAACTTATCGCGAGCCAACTTCACCGTGGAGAGTTGTTTGGCATGACACTGAGTTCCGGCCTAGTTCTGTAGAGAACGCTAGGGTTTCGGCGATCAAGCATCGCACGCCGCCTCATATTTGGGCAAGCTTTGAATTCAATTGGGTCGGTCTTACCGTTCCTCTTGATCTTGCAGCCTATGCTCTTTATCACGATGCCAACGATCCAGAGACAAATCACATGCATGCGCTTCAGATTGAAGTGTTTGGGTTTGCTTCTGAGGGATTCAGCGCTGAAAAGTGTGATTGGCTTGGTCGTCGTGTCTTGAAGCCAATCCTTAACGCCGGTTTCCCAATCGATATTTACAACGTCACCCCTACTACGGGAGGCGACGGTTATGGGGAAGACGGTAAGGTTCGCCTTTCTTGGGATTGGTGGAGGACATTTAACGGTCAGTGCGTCCACGCGAACGTTCCTGGTAACGTCCATTGGGACGTCGGTATTGCTGATCTTACCCGTATTGCTCGTGCAGCGGCTCCCCCCGCTGTCGTAAATGGTCTAACGTCTTTGCATGTAGGAGGTCCTAAGGTAATGGACATGACGAATAACCCCAACAACGGTTGGATCAATCTTTGTATTGTCGGACAGCCTAACGAGGCTGGAGAGACCGCCGTTTATCACTACAGTGCTCCCAGTGTAGAAGCGCTTCACGAGGCAGTTCCCGAAAACCTTGGTGGAGACGTTTCTTCGGTTACTTGCGGGTGGGCTGGAAGTCGATTCGTTGTCATCGGTGTGGGCGCCAAGGACGGGAAGATGTATACTCGGTATTGGGAGAATGGTCAGTGGACTCCCACCTGGTTTAACACTCCCGCAAACGGTCTAGTGGGTCCCGATTACCCGACCCCTTGATCTAATGTAGAAAGGAGATCTCATGCCTAAGCATATGCGTAGGCGTAGGCCTGCCACCACAGAGGATGGCAGAGAGAATCAACTGATCTCCTTGGCTATTGACTTGGCTGAAAAACAGTTACTTGAGGGATCAGCATCTTCTCAAGTCATAACTCACTACCTCAAGCTCGGTTCCACAAGAGAAAGATTAGAGCAAGAGAGACTCAGAAACGAGAATCTAATGCTTGTAACAAAAGCAGAATTAATGGAATCGGGTAAGAGGGTAGAGGAGCTATATTCTAACGCTTTGGAAGCTATGCGTGCTTACTCTGGGCAAGAGATTGTTAAGAGTGAAGACGATGAAGATTAGAACCTATTCCGAGCTTTCACGTTATCATGGATTTCAAGAGAGATTTGATTATTTAAAGCTTGGTGGTTCTGTCGGGCGGGCAACTTTTGGGTTTGATCGTTATTTGAATCAGGATTTTTACAGGTCTTCGCAGTGGAAACAGGTAAGAAACGAAGTTATTTTAAGGGATAACGGCTGCGATTTAGGTGTTCCTGGGTACGATATTCACGTTGGTTTGCTCGTGCATCACATGAATCCTATCGTTCCAGATAACATTGTTAATGGGGATGAATGGATATTGGACCCAGAATTCCTTATATTGACCACAAAAGAGACCCACAATGCCATACATTATGGTAATCCTTCACTCCTTCCGAAAGTTACTACGGAAAGACGCCCTGGCGACACAAAGCTTTGGTAAAAGAAAGGTTGAAAAGATGAGTGACGAACAGAGTAGTGAGGCTGGCTCCGATGCTCCGGACTATGGCAGCTCGCCGGTCGAAGAGGAGACGAGCGATCAGACCGAGGTGGAATCGTCCGAGGAGACGGTCGCGGAGACAGAATCGAACGACGAAAACGTCGTGAAAGAGTCCTTCGAGGAAACTAGAGCCGCCGCGTTGGATGCCATTGCCCGAGAGGTTCTTAACGGACACTGGGGTAATGGTCAGGATCGTCGACTCCGTCTTTCTCAAGCCGGTTTCGATCATCGCGAAGTTCAGGCTAGGGTTAATCAGATTCTAGCTGAACGTCGTTAGCTTTATCACTAAGGAGGTGAGGAGGCAGCGTGGAAAACAGTATTCTTATTAGCACCAAAAAGAATTTGGGTCTTGAACCCGATTACACACCTTTTGATCTTGACGTCATTACCTTCATCAATGCTGCCTTTTCTACCCTGGAGCAGCTGGGAATTGGGCCTGTCGGTGGGTTTTCTATCGAAGATAACACAGCAACGTGGTCTGAGTTTATGGGAGACGACGCAAGGTATAACGCGGTAAAGTCGTACGTTTATTTGCGAGTTCGTATGCTGTTCGACCCCCCAACCACGTCATTCGTCCTGGAGGCCATGAATAATCAGCTGAGAGAATTGGAATGGCGTCTTAATGTTGTTCGAGAAGGCGATCTTCTAGATGCGCCGGTTCTTCCCGAGGATGTTATTCTGGATGGAGGTGGGCCGTGAGTATGAACGATCCGGATTATAGATTCCTTCTTAAATACGGTCCTTCCGAGGAATGGGAATCTAAGAATACGGAGCTTCTTCATGGTGAACCTGGAATTGCCGTTAACCCAGACGATAGTTATACTGTAAAGTTTGGTCCTGGCCATTGGAACGACCTTCCTTCGTTTATCGAAGGTGGCGGAGTGGCCGGGCCACCAGGGCCTGAGGGCCCCCAAGGACCCGCGGGCGCCACTGGTGCTACGGGTGCTACGGGTCCTGCTGGTGCTACCGGTGCAACTGGCGCGACAGGTGCACAAGGCCCGCCAGGCGCAGATGGCGCTGACGGAGCGGATGGCGAAGATGGTACGGTTCCAACAAACGCGATGCTCGCATTCAAGTGGAATGGTTCGACCTACGTCGCGTCTGTAAACGCGGGGCATTATGTCGGGCCTAATGACCCAGGTTCGGTTCCTGATGGTTCGATCTGGGATCAGACACCATGACCGTTCGCCACTTCGATGGTGTTGACGACGTAATAACTGCCGAGCCGCTCTCTCCATTTTTCACCGGGCATGGAACGCTCGCGGCGTTATGGAGAGCTTCTGATGGCGGAAATCACGCTATTGTTTGCGGAGATGCCAGCGGTTTTGAACGTTGGGGGATGTTTCCGATCGGTGGCGACGAAGTTTATGTCGACTACAACGGGTTTTCCACCATTCAAGCGTGGTCTCCAGACGAGTGGTATTTAACTATTGCTACTAAACCTTCAGGATCAGCCGCTGTTCGTCAGCATTCTGTTCCATATTCTACTGGATCATGGACTCACACAAATCGTTCCACAATTAACGACGAAGCCTCGGCTAGTCATACCGCCACACACTTTGGCTTTTCGGTTAACAATAACTTCTTCCTTGAAGGAGAATTAGCCGTAGTTGGGGTTTGGTCAGGCACAGAACTTACTGATTCTGAATGTGAAGATCTAGAATTTGAATTAGTAAACTGGCTGACTGTTCCACCAACAGGACTTTGGGCGTTTAATCAAGAGAGCGTAGGGGATCCAGTTCTAGATCTGTCCGGAAACGGATTTGATCAAACAGCCATAACCGGAACTTCGGTCCTTACCGGAGAAGATCCCCCTGGGTTTAACTTCTCTCTTTCTGAAGACACGCGATTCTACCGCGACGGCGGTCTTTGGGTTCCTGTTGTTCGTCATGTACGTCAATCCGGCGCTTGGGTGACTCTTTAGGGAGGTGAAATGCCTGAAGTAACTATTGCTTTCATTCCAGAACAAGACGACTTCGTTTGGAAGATCTCAAGCGAGAAGGTTCCACACATGACTTTCTTGTTTCTTGGAGAGATTGACAACCAAGACACGATTAAGAATATTGTGGAATACGTAGAGCATACGAACAACGTTTCTCTAAGACGTTTCGGAATGTCTGTCGATAGACGAGGAGAACTAGGCGATGATAACGCCGATGTCCTCTTCTTCGATGATTTTAACGTCAAATGGCTGGAGCAAGTCAGATCGCATCTCCTTAAGAACCGTAACATCTGGCAAGCCTATAACTCGGTCCCACAGTTCGATAAGTGGATTCCTCATTTGACATTGGGGTTCCCTGAGTCTCCAGCTAAGGAAGATACTAGAGACTTCCCAGGAATTCGTTGGGTTGAGTTCGACCGTATAGCTGTGTGGACTGGAAATTCTGAGGGTCCAACGTTTGCATTGAAGAAGAATGATGATTTTGAACTCGATGCACGATGGAGCGATAAGGTTCTAGAGTTCCTTTCTCATCACGGTGTTAAAGGAATGAAGTGGGGTGTCCGTCGTAAGTCTGGCGGGTCGAACTCCCCAAGGACTAGAACTTCGTTTAAGAAGTCTCCCAAGAAGCTTAGCGATGCTGAACTACAAAAGCGCATTAAGCGAATGGAGACAGAGAAGCGATATAACCAGCTTAACGCGAAAGATAAGTCTAAGGGTCGTCAATTTGTGGAAGAGGTTCTTAGCGGTTCTGGTAAGAAGGTGACTAAGACGCTTGTCACCACTGCCGGAATCGTTGCCGTTAAATCCATTCTTGAGTCCAGATTGGGTTCGGAATTTGCTAAGTCGGTGGCTAATCGACTTTGAATAAGGGGTTGTTATGGCTTTATCTAACACAGCAACACCTTATTACTATGGGTTGTTTAGAGAGTCTGTTCTTAACGGTGAAATCCCTGTAAATAGGGAAATCTCTATGGAAATGAACAGAATCGATGCTCTTATAGAGAACCCAAACATATATTATGATGATTTGGCTATTGATGGCTTTATTCAGTATTGTGAAATGGAGCTGACTCTTACCGATGGAAGCGATCTTAATCTTTTAGATAGCTTTAAATTGTGGGCAGAGCAACTTCTTTCTTGGTTCTACTTCGTCGAACGTAGCGTTTATACGCCAAACGAAGATGGCCACGGTGGGCATTACGTAACAAAGATGATTAAGAAGCGGTTAACTGTCAAACAGTATTTGATTGTTGCTCGCGGTGCAGCGAAGTCAATGTATGAATACCTCATACAAGCCTACTTCCTTAATGTGGACACCGCGACTACACATCAGATCACCACCGCTCCCACCATGAAGCAAGCCGAAGAAGTCATGTCTCCTTTTAGAACAGCTATCGTTAGGAGTCGTGGCCCACTCTTTAAGTTCTTGACGGAGGGTTCTCTCCAGAACACTACAGGTTCAAGGGCGCAAAGACAGAAGTTAGCGTCTACTAAAAAGGGTATCGAGAACTTCTTGACTGGATCTCTACTTGAGATTCGTCCTATGACCATTGCTAAGCTACAGGGGCTTAGACCTAAGGTCTCAACAATCGATGAATGGTTGTCTGGAGATCTTAGAGAGGATGTGGTCGGAGCTATTGAACAAGGTGCCTCTAAGATGGAGGATTACATTATCGTTGCGGTCAGTTCTGAAGGAACAGTTCGCAATGGTTCTGGAGACACCATCAAAATGGAACTAGCTTCGATACTTCGAGGTGAGTATCTTGCGCCACACGTTTCCATTTGGCACTATAAACTGGACGATATCGAAGAAGTTAACGATCCATCGACCTGGTTGAAGGCAAATCCTAATCTTGGACGGACCGTTAGCTACGATACCTATCATTTGGACGTAGAAAGAGCCGAAAAAGCTCCTGCCGCTAGAAATGACATCTTAGCTAAGCGGTTTGGTATTCCGATGGAGGGTTATACTTATTTCTTCACTTACGAAGAGACTTTGCCTCATCGAACCAGAGAATTCTGGAGTTTGCCTTGTTCTATGGGCGCGGATCTCTCTCAAGGAGACGATTTCTGCGCGTTTACGTTCCTATTTCCCCTTCAAGACGGGTCTTTTGGGGTTAAAACCAGAAGCTACATTACCTCTTTGACTTTAATGAAGATTCAAGCTTCAATGAGATTGAAGTATGATGAATTCATTAATGAAGGAAGTCTTCACGTAATGGAGGGTACCGTCCTTGAAATGATGGAAATTTATGACGATTTGGACCTGTTTATTCAAAGTCACGAATACGATGTTCGTACTTTTGGGTTCGATCCTTACAACGCGAGAAGTTTTGTAGAGCGATGGGAAGCAGAGAACGGGCCCTTTGGAATTGAAAAGGTCATCCAGGGGGCAAGAACGGAATCTGTTCCTCTTGGCGAACTTAAAATTCTCGCTGAGCAAAGAATGCTGATCTTCGACGAAGGTTTGATGACCTTTGCTATGGGGAACGCGGTTACTTTGGAAGATACTAACGGTAACCGGAAGCTCCTTAAGAAGAGAGCCGACGAAAAGATCGATAATGTTTCGGCTATGATGGATGCATACGTGGCGTATAAGGCACATAAGGAGGCTTTCGAGTGACCGTTGAGGACGAGGTTTCTTAAAGGAGGTGTTTCTTGGCTTTTCTAGATACAGTTAAGAGGGTCTGGAACGCCTTTCGAAACCCGGTAGTAGCTCCCACGGATTTGACCTATGGGACTGCCACATCGTTTGGCGGAGGGTCTCCTTCCAGAACTCGCTTACGCATTTATAGTGAACGATCCATCGTTTCTTCTGTTTATACACAGTTGAGTATGGATGTTTCTGATTCTGTCATCAAACACATCAATGTTGACGATCAGAAAAGATATATCGGGGATGTAGACAGCGCCCTTAATTCTTGTTTGACTCTGGAACCGAATATCGACCAGGGTCCTAGAGCATTTCGACAGGACATTGCGATTACTCTATTCGATAGAGGTTGTGCTGCAATTGTTCCTGTCGATACAGCTCGTGAACCTGGACTAAACGGTTTCACAGACGTCTTTACGCTAAGAGTTGCTGATGTTTTGGAGTGGTACCCAAAGCACGTTCGCGTAAATCTTTGGAATACAGAAAAGGGCCAAAGAGAAGAGATCGTTCTTCCAAAATCTTCGGTCGCGATCGTAGAGAATCCTCTTTATTCCGTCATGAACGAACCTAACTCAACTCTTCAGAGGTTGATTAGGAAGTTAGGCATGTTGGATGCTGTTGACGAGCAATCCAGTTCTGGAAAACTCGACATCATCATTCAGTTGCCTTACGTAATTAAGTCGGAGGCCCGAAGGCAGCAGGCGGAGCAGCGTAAAGAAGACATCGAAATCCAGTTGCGTGGTAGTCAGTACGGAATTGCCTACATTGATGGCACCGAAAAGATCACTCAGCTTAATAGACCTGCTGAGAACAACCTATTGAAGCAGGTTGAGTACTTAACTAATCTGCTTTATAACCAGCTAGGTCTTACCGAAGAAGTATTGAACGGTACGGCCGATGAAGCGGCTATGATCAATTACTTCAATCGCACCATAATTCCGATTGTGGACGCGATCGTTGAGGCTATGCATAGAGTCTTTATTGGGGCCGCTGGAGTTT